TTTCTCGACAGCAGCAAACCAAGCAAATCAAAAAACTGGTTATGCGCCATTGTCTGGTAACTTTAATACTAGCAAATTCTGGAAATTGGATACTGATAAAGCACTTAGCAATATCGATAACCAAGAAGGATTTTCAAAGAGTCTTTTGAACTTTGTAAATGTTGGTAGAAAAACTATATCTATTATCGTGACACAGACTGCCATACAAGGTCTTGATATCACAGCAGATGATTGGTATGGTGAGGCAGATGTTCCAGAATTTATGGATGGGTCTGATTATATTAATGATTATGCTCTTAGAGTTAATATCATTAAAGGAGACTACACAGATTTCGAAAAACTTTCTGTTGATCCAATATTAGGAGATTATTTTGATACCAATGGTATTAAGAAAACTTTTACTGATTCTAATGGAAATGCTAAAGATGGTCTTGTAGCATTGTTGGAAAATCCAAATGTGGTTTCTCTTGGTGAATACTCTGGGGTTTTAATTCCAAACTTCCAAGATGCTGAAGGAACCGATTTATTCATCCAAGACTTAATTAATCTTGAAACTGCATTCAATGGTCTTTATTGTACAATTGACGAAGACTTGTTTGATGGTACTACACTATTATCAGGTTCTGTAATTGATTTACTAGGGGGAACAATTGAAGGTTCTTCTAGTTTAAGTAAAATTGATTATCTTTCTTACTTAGGAACAATCGCTGAAGACTTAAGTTATGCTGGCGAAGATTATGACGGAAACGAATTGGCATTTACAGCAAACACAATTGACTTTTATGGTGCAATTGGTTATACAGGAGCAGCAAATTCTCAATTAACATTGACAGATGACGATGCGTATGCTTCGTTTGGTGGAACTAGTGCAACTAGTAAATTTGATACTATCACTGTTTATAGTCCAAGTTCTACTGATGTTTCGGCACCAGGAGGAACCAGTTTATTTGCAGATGATGCTGAATGGAGTGCTTGGGCATCTACTCTAGTAGAAAACCAATCATTTGTTGCATGTTCTAGTGTAATTGGAACAACCGGTTCAACAGCAGGAACAACAACTTTAGCACTTGTTAAAGATATTGCGATCCAAACTGATAGTATAACTATTCAAATTCATTCTAAGAATGAAGATGCAACTGAAACATTGTTCTTCGATATTTCTGGATTGTCATTATCAACTGATTTGCCACTCGATGTAAATCCAAGTATTACAATCCAAGCACTTGATGGTGGTGGATATACTTTCACTGGAACTGCACAAGCAGGACTTGATTATTTATCAGGAATTCTTTCAAGTGGTGACAAAGTAGAAGTAACAGGAGGTTCTTATGAAGAATTCGATATTGTATCACTAGTTGCTGATGGAAGTACAGGCGATGGACTTGATGGTCTTTTGTCTGATAAATTGTCTCACAAGATAACTTATTATACATTAAATGCTGTCGACACTGCTTCAGTTAGTCTAACAATGGAAATCAAATCAGTTGCCGGTGCAATCAACAAATCTCTTACTGTAACTAAAGTAAGTGATTATGAATTTACTTATAGTGTTGGTGGAACTAGTATTTATAAATTAGGTGATATTAAACCAAATGATTTCTTAATTAGAAGTTTCGATGATGGTGCTACTAAAACTAAGTTTGATCCAAGAACAGGAAATACTAGATACACTAGAATTGATTCGGTTAAAGAAGATACACTTACACAAATTGTAACTGTTAAGACAATTGATCCTGTTTACTTCGGTCCATCAAATGATGAGATTGAAAGATATCAATCAGTTCAAAACTTTGTAACTAATTACAATGTACATGGATTAGATGGTTTCATAATGAGAGAAGAACAACTTCCTAACGGAACTGCTCAAAGACAAAGTGAAATACTTTCTGTCTTGACTGACACTGGATTGTATGGTGCATTAGCAGATAGAGAGGCAATTATCTTTAGATATATTGTTGATACATTTGATGGGTTAATTGAACCAAGTAGTAAAAACGTTTTATCTGCGTTATGTAAGGATAGAAAATTTGCTTTTGCAATTTTGAATGCTCCTTCTGTTAAGCAACTAGATGTTTCTACTAATCCACTATTTAAATTTGATAGTAGAAGTGATTATGAACCAAACTATATTCCAAGTGGCGGTAACCAAGATTTCAACCCAAGTAATACTTTCAGTTTACCAAGTTTAAATCAAGGTTCTAACTATTGTGGTTTCTATCATCCATATATGGTATTGAGAGAAGGACCTTCTTCTAAGTTGGTTCCACCCGCAGCATATGTGTCAAATAACTTCATGGCAAAGTACAGAGCGGATAAACCTTATTCGATTGTTGCTGGACCAAGACGAGGAGTTGTTTCTGGAAACAATGTTGTTGGAGTTGAATATATCTATGACAGAAACGGACTAGATGCAGTTGAACCATTTGGATTGAACGTAATTGTTCCAAGTAGAGGTTTCGGAAACGTAATCAATGCTAATCAAACTGCACAACAAAATATTAAATCAGCATTATCTAGTGTTCACGTTAGAGAGTTGTTAATTTATATTGAAGAGAATGTAGAACAAATTCTTAAGAATTACAGATGGGAATTCAACACTGTTCAAACAAGACTAGAAATCAAAACTCTTGTAGATGGTTTCCTAGGACAAATCTTGAATGATGGTGGATTAACTGACTTCACAACTGTAATGAATACTGTGAATAATACTAATGAAGTTATTGATAACGACATGGGAATTATTGATATCGCACTAGAACCAGTAAGAGGATTAGGAAAACTTGTACAACGAGTTACTATCCTTAAAACAGGCGCTATTGCTTCAGGAGAATTTACTGTACAATAAATAAGTAAGAATAAAGTAAAATAATAAAAAGGGTAACTAGAAATAGTTACCCTTTTTTGTTTGGTTAAATAAAGAAAGGAACTATTATTGGATTGCAGTCCTAAGTTCCTTTCAAAAATAATAAATTTTATGTCTTATTTAACAGAAGATAATTCTAAATATCATTTTGCATATCGAACAACAAATTTAATCAACGGAAAGATTTATATAGGAGTTCATAGTACATTTGATTTGGAAGATGGGTATATAGGAAACAATATATACAAACAAGATGATACCAAAACTAGAAAAGAAACAACTGGTTTGGTAGCGGCAGTTAGGAAATATAATTATGACAACTTCAAAAGAGAAATCATAAAGTATTTCGATACAGAAGAAGATGCATACTTATATGAAAGTAATTTAGTAAACGAAGAGTTTGTATTACAAGAAGATAATTATAATATTGCTATCGGAGGAAGAGGTGGAAACACTACAAAGGGATTTACTAAAGAACAAATGGAGGAATATAAAAAGAAACTATCTGAGGGTGCAATCCGAGCGAGAGCTGAGGGTAAAATGTTAAAAACACATTCAGATAAAACAATAAAAATCCTTAGTGAAATACAAAAGGAAAAAATGAAAGATATAGTAACTAACGAGTATAGAGAAAAACTAAGTAACTCATCTACAAATAGTTGGAAAAATAGAAAATCTTATAAAACGGTTATTGTTATAGATGGTATCGAATATAAATCAAAAAGAAGTGCAGCAAAAATACTAGGTATTGGTAGAAGTAGATTAAATACTATATTAAAGAATCAAAATTTAGTAGATTAAATAATATAAACAAAAATAAAATATAAACTATGGCGAGTCTCCCACATTATAAAAATTCAAAGGCATCCGTCAACAGATACGAATTTGTTGCCGCGAATCTTTTTGAAGTGACTATATTACCACCCCCAGGAGTTGGCGGTGGAGAATTGTTGTTAGAGCATGTTAACACTATTGGGGGTCTTACCACTGAACCAGGACAAGATGCTGTTGAACAAACTTTTAAGACATCCAAACGGTCTCATTTGAGTACCGTACCAACTAATACAGTTGTCGATCTTGCAATCAATTTCTCAATGAATCTAAATGATGACAATTCTAACTACATCTACAATACACTAAGAGATTGGAAACGTCTTGGATATAATCCTTTGACTGGTGATATGGGACTAAAAAATAACTATGCAGATGCGAAGATTATCGTGACTATGTATAATAGACCTGGTGATATTCACTGGCAAAGAACTTTCTGGGATTGTTTCATAGTAGGAGATATTCCAGAATTAGCACTAGATTATGCAAGTGGTGATCCACTAGCACTAGATGTTACTTTTAGAAGTGACTATTGGACGGAATTACAAGTCTGATAGAATTACAAAGATTAAAGGGAACTATATTAGTTCCCTTTTTTTATGTCTTTTAATTACTTTTTTCCTAAGTCTTTGGAATCTCGAAATTTCTTTAGAGAAAATGATTTCATCTACTTTAAAAAACAACAAAGAACCAATTAAATTAGCAACAAATGCTGACAGCCAGAAATTGGTTATGTTATATTGATATAATATAAAAGGTATAACTGCTAATATAGGTGTGCTTAGTTGCCACCTAACCATATATTTTACTAATTTTCTCATATATTTTATACTACTCTATTGAGGTTGTAGTTTAATAATTTTATTTTTAATTTTTTAGTTAAGCTACTCTAGTTCCTTTTAATTCTAGTTCATCATATCTATCTTCTATGTGGTTAATTATGTCTGCCCTACTTTGGTCTTCTGCTGTCATTTCAATAACATTGAACCCCTTGATATCTTGAAAATGTTTAATCAAAAATTCAAGTCCAGATGATTGACTAATAGAACTATCTTTCTGTTGAGTATCTCCTAGTATAATAAGTTTACAATTCTTTCCTATTCTTGATAAAACAGTTCTTAAAATAGAATTGTTTATATTTTGTGCTTCATCTAAAATTATTACACAATTATTAAGTCCAATTCCTCTAATATAAGCAAGTGGTAAAAACTCAATAATTTGTGATTGTCTCGCTGCTTCATAAACAGCAGAACTTATAATTTGCTTAAAGTTGAAATCATAAGAAAACATAAACGGGGCAATCTTTTCTTCTAGTGAACCTTTTAAGAATCCAATATCTTCTGACTTGTTATCCAAAGTCTTTACTGATTTAGATAAGTATAGTTTTGAATAAGTTCCATTTTTAAATGCTTTCAAAGCTCCTTGTATTGCTGAGAAAGTTTTACCTGTTCCTGGTTTTCCATGTACAATTGTAATAGTATTATCTTTGTCTATAATTGATTTTATAATAGCTGCTTGGTTAACTGAATTGCTTTTGAACTTCGCAACTGAAATATCATTCTTAAACTGATTTGCACTTCCTTGATTATCCATAAATATTGTGGGTTTAGTTTGATTAACATACTCCAATAAGTCGTCCGTGTCTATTGGACTCAAATTCTTAGTCTTCATATTGTCTTATCGAAAAGTTTATTACTAAGATATTTAATACTAAAATATAATCTATAATTAAAAATTTTTAATTTTTGAGAAAGAGTACTACGTCATCTTTAGTGGGTCAGTAGTTCATCTTGCTAACATACTATCTTTTACTTCTACTTCTATTCCTGCTAATAATACACTCTTAATAGAATCTAATTCATCTAGTAATGGTACGAGATCAACCTTGACATCATTAGTAATAGTTTTAATCGTTTCAGCACGTTTAGTTGGTGTTGGGTTAGTCGTAATGTCGTTCATGTCATTAAGTACTTCAACAAATCGTTCCAATACATTTTCTAAGTCACCAAAAGAACCCTTCATACTTTCAGCAAACTTTCTGAGATTAAATGCAAGTCCATTCAACTTCTTTAGTTTCTGCATGTCCATGCCATTGATAGAATCTTTCATGGTAACAAATAGGTGACTAACTTTGTCAGCATCCCCTTTGCCTATTTTACCAACTGATTTAGCAAAGAAATCAAATCCATCTAAAACTTTTTTACCATTTGCTTCATCAAGATTCTTTAGACTTGATTTAGATAGAGCACTAACAAATGCAGTTATAGTTCCCTTTACTGTTTTTTCTAGTTTCTTTGGTTCAACTTTTATTTTAGCTAATTTACTTGCGGCATTTGCCAACGATTCAATTGGTGTTCCAAGTTTTGCCAACATATCCAAACCAGTTTCATAATCACTATCACTAAACGTACCAGATTTTGATCCCAACTCTTCTAATGGTTTAGTTAAAGATTCAACAATCATATTGATATTTTTACCTACGTTTGTCGCAAAGGCACTATCTAATGGTTTATGGTCAACTAGTGTGAGTTCGCCATCTACCACCTTATAAACTGGTATACCTCTTCCTTGCAAATCTGCCCAGTCTCCTATACCTTTTGCAAATGTCCCTAATGAATTTCCTAACTTACCTAGTAATTTAATTCCGTTTCCAACATCTCCACTAATAAAAGTTCCTTCATTTTGACCTAATTTTGTTAGAGGATCAATTAATACATCAACAAACTTTTGAATGTTGACTCCAAGTTTTTCACCAAAATCATCATCTATCTTATCAACTTTAGTGACGACCATTTCGCCTTTTTCATTTACTCCATAAGTAGGAATATATAAATTTGCCATGTTTTGCAAACCTTTTGCAAAATTTCCTAATGAATTACCTAATCTACCAAGTAGATCAATACCATTCCCAACTGGACCATCAAAGAACATCCCTTCATTTTCTCCAAGATTTGATAACGGATCAATTAATACATCAACCATTTTTTTGATGTTGATTGCAAGTTTTTCTCCAAAATCATCATCTATTTTATCAACTTTAGTGACAACTAGTTCACCTTTTTCATTTACTCCATAAGTAGGAACATAAAGATTTGCCATGTTTTGTAATCCCATTGCAAAGTTTCCTAACGAATTACCCAATCTACCAAGTAGATCAATACCATTCCCAACTGGACCATCAAAGAACCATCCTTGATCTTTACCTAGATTATACAATACAGCATCTTTGTCTATCAATGGAGATATTAATGCTTTAATAGTATCACCTACTCTTTTGCCCAAATTAGCATCTATTGGGTTAGTTCCAACAAGAACTAGTTTTCCATCTTTTACTTCATATTCTGGTGCTTGTGCATTAGCGAATGCATTTAGTCCCTGGGCAAATGCAGATAAACTATTTCCAATTGCTCCAAGTAATGCGGCACCTGCTAACATTTTAATCATTTCCATTGGTGATATACTACTAAATACATCTGAAAAAGTATCTACAATATTCATCAGAGAGTTTTTCAATTGTTTATCATTCTCCGATGTCCATTCTGCTTCTTTAAAGTTTAATAGAGATTTAGTAATCACATATAGGGCAGCACTTGCTATAAGCATAACTCCTGCTCCAAGACCAATAAGTATCGCTCCAAATCCTGCTGCTGCCATTGCTGCACCTAGTCCAACAACTAATGCACCTATCTTTGCAATATCTTCCCATGTAACATTTGCTTTACTAAACTTCACTACCGAGAATAAAATTATACCAACTGCAATAGATGCTATAATCATAGCAATTGCTCCTTGAATAATTTGACCTTTCATTTTTCCTATTATTAAAAATGTCAATCCTAGAATAAGAACTGCTCCAGCAACAACTAAAAATGCCATAAAGGTTTTCCCTGGATCGCCCAACAGATAAGATGCTATTATAATAATACCAACAATGATAGCAGTTGTAAGTGCTGCAAATAACATTGTTCTAGTTCCTTGGTTTATACTTTTGTCTATTTTGGATATTAATAAAAATGCTCCTGCTAATAGTAATAATGAACCGGCAACAACTAAAAATGCAGCAATTGTTCTGAGTGGATCACCTAGTGCAAATGCTGCCATTAAAACAGTAACAGTAATTAATGCTGTTGCAATTGCCATAAACATTAACTCTTTTACCCCTTTTTGTATGAATTTAGAATTTTTTCCTATACTAGAGAAAAATTTAGTCCACAAAAACAATATACCAAGAGAAAGTAAACTTATTACTAATAGTGGAGCAGCAGTGGCAGTTAACGTAGCAAACAAGAGGATTTTTTTTCCAATATTTATATCTAGTAACTTAGTAAAGGCATCTAGTTTCTTTTCATCTAACCCATCAACAGCAACAGCAAATTTAGTAATACTTACTGTCAAAGTATCAATAGACTTCGAAAGCTTATTGATAATAGTTGGTCCTTTCTTTTTAAACAACTTTGCTAATGAATTGCCACCAGTAGAAAACAAACTAAATCCACCTGCTTTCCCTCCAGCAAGTGATTCAGCAATACTTTGTAACAACTTAGTTTGTTTCTTAAGTTCTGTACCTATTTCCTGAGAAAGAATCGTATTGGTCTTTTTGATATTAGTAAGAATAGCAATATTCTGTTGTACATTAACATTTGCTAAATTCTCAATATTCTTTAAAATGCCACCGACTAAATTGTCTCCCATTGGAAATTGTTTTTTTATAACTTCGACATTTTAAAATGCCAAACCCTTTATTATTTAATCCTTATAATTTTGGCATTTTGAAGTTTCCTAGTTTTGGTAAATTATTACCAAACCCTTTAGTGTAACTACTAGTATCCATTTTTACCTGATCCATATAATCTTGTGCAGATTGTTGTGAATTGTTTTGATCTCCATTTTGTTCTTTAATCATTTCAACCAAGTCTACGACCATCCACTGATATTCATAATAACACAAATCATCTATTTCGGATGGTTGGATATGTAAATGGTGTTGGACATAAACTCGATTCTTATAAAATCCTCTCAAATCAATTTTAAATGATTTAAAAACATCTTTCATTTTTAAACGTACGACAGGTGTTCGCATATACTAAAAGTTAGTACTATATTTAATTAAACAAAAAAGTCTATCGTTTCTGATAGACTTTAAATTATTTGATAAAAATTACATTGCCAGATGCTGTTATGATATAATTTCCATTTGATGAACGTATCAATCGTCCTTGCCAATAAGTTGATTCCATAGTATATTGTTTGTTTTCTTATTTAATCAAAAAAGGCAACCATTTCTGATTGCCTTTTAGTTATTATTAAGATTCTTAGATTAATTCATCATCTAAGATGTTATCCTCAATGAATAGTCCTTTAATACCGGTAGGAAGTTCTATGTCCGCTTCTATCGGATCACCACATTTAGTACAAGGTTTCATCATTTTTTCTTTGACTGAAATTTGTGCAAGTTCTGTCAACTTACTAAATGCTAAAAATTTGTCAGTATTCCATCTCAGGAATTCCATTCTATAAGTATCTAGGTTTTCAATTGTTAATCCCCTCCATTGTTCTATCATATAAGGAACAACTTTCAAGAAAGGAATATATTCTTTCATATTTTCCTTTCTCTCTTGAAGTTTTTTGATATACTTGTTGACAACTCTCATTATACCAATACTAGGCGGCTTAATGTTTATAGTCCCATAAGATTTAGTTTGTATATCAAAGCACATATTTTCTTCAGAGAAATACTTAGCGATTTTCTCATTAAGTTCTCTCTTTTGGAAATTCTCATTGACAATTTCCATCTCATTCTCTGTACTACAAGATTCGCACTTAACTTTGAAAGCAATTTTATTTTCTCCTTCGGCAAATGTCAATTCTCTAATACTAAGAATTAGGTTCAATCTGTCTTCTTCTAGAATATCTTTCCAAGATGCAGTTCTATCAACAAAACTAACACGAACACAGTTACTTAGTAGTTCAACTAGTGCTTCATCTACTTCGTATGGATTATCTTCATCAAGAGCAGAGAATGTTCTAATGTCTTTTACTGTTGCTGCTTTAATTCTGATTTTAGTTCCTCTTGGATAGAATATTCCCTTGGAAGGAAACTCACTAATATTGACACTAAAGAACCCATGTTTCAATTCTATTTGTTCAACTGAATCTTTAGTATAATCAATTCTTTCTGATCTACCAATAACCAAAGGTTCTTCTTTTACAGGAGAATTTGCTGCATTTTCTAAATCTGCCAATCCTTTTTCTTCTTCTGGAGTTGTTTTTGGTTCATTATCAAGTGATCTTAGTGCTTGTTCTT